AACACCTACGGTGCATATGTTCTGGGATAAGTGAAGAGGTAAAATATTTGTGGACTTGAGGATCAATATTAGAGCAGTCGTCGTCGAGATCTACATTAGTAGAAACTTGAAAATGATAGGGGAATCTTTCACCCATTTTTAGCACAGAAGTAGTATTAATATCAGCGAGATCACCATTATTTTTAGTAGGGAGATAAGTTAGATAACCATTTTGCGATCTATTATTAATGAAGGACGAAGGGACGAAATTAACGAACGCAGAAATAACACGAGATAATCCTAAATGGAAATTAACAATAGAGTTAGTAGATTCTAAAGTAGTCATGAAGGACGAAATGGAATTAAAGTTGAATACTCCTTGATCTTCACGCTGTAGAGTAGATAGTTCGTCTGCGTCTGGTTCATAAACCTCACAGCGAATCACTACATTATCCATTTCATAAAATACTTCAGTAAGATCAGTAGTATTACCATTTTTAGAATAGAAAAACTGACTATCTGGTGTAAGGTGTACCTCACAGTCGAGTCCGCCGAATGCAGTAGGCATTAGATTTAAGCGTTCTCCACCTTGAGTGATACCAGAAGGTAGTGGACAGCAGAACTCTTGATCGTCATTAGTTTTAATAACAGTATCGTTAAACTGGTCTGCATTAAGGTTAACTAATGCTGTATTACTTAAATAACTTAATCCGTCTTGAAGTGAAGCCATAGTAGGAATATATGAAGACATGAAACGAGAATAATGGCGGATATGTTCGCACACTTGTTTCGATTTAGAACTACGCCATACCAGTTGAGAAAATGCACCATAGATACCTAATTTCTCACTCGCCGCTAATTGTTGATATGTAGCTCCAGTAGGTCTAACAGTACCGTCAGCGTTAGCCCATACACGAAAATTACCACAGATACGAATACTACTGGTATCTAACAGAGCATTCTGCGAACCGATAGTAAATGAAAGGACTGGAATACCCCCTTTAAAACTAATTTTATTCGAGGCTGGTACATTATTAGGCTGAATCTCTAATGTTCTAATACCCATTATATTTATATTATGTATTATATAAAAATTATATGTAAAAAATAAAAAAAAAAGTTTATTTTTTCTTCTTTTTCTTCTTCTTCTCCTCCTCTTTTTTCACTACCTCATTATAATTAGGTTTTTCTACAGTTAGTTTTTTAAGGATTGTTTCTAAATGTTTTACCTCTAATGTTCTTAATTCTTTTTCTATTTCTTTTACTAAAATAGCTTTACGAGATTTAGGTTCAGCTTTTTTAGGTTCTTTAACTACTTCTTCAGCTTTCTTTAATGTGATCTGTTTACCTCTTTTAACTGAAGGTTTAATAACCTTTTTATCTTCGTCTATCATGTAGTTATTATCTGCGAGTAATTTTAATAGTGCAGTTTTATCTGCTTTAGGAGGTAATTTAATTTTAGATAAAACATTATGGGCTTTAATAAGTTTCTTTAATTCAGCTACACTTAACATATTTATAATATTATAATTATTTTATTTTATATATTATAAATATGATAAAATATATTACTGGTGATATACATGAAGTTATTAAAGAATTAGAAGATAATTCAATTGATTTTATCTATACTGATCCTCCATTTGCTATTACTAAAGCCGAGTGGGATAAACCTTTAAAATGGGGTGAATTATTTACTGAAATGTGGAGAGTTTTAAAACCTACTGGTATTATATGTTTATATGCTTCTATACCATTTACATATGAATTATTAAAATATGAAACACCTAAATATCATTATTCGTGGTGTAAAAATAATAAAACTGGTTTTTTTTCAGCTAAATATCAACCTTTAAGACAGATAGAAGAAATCTTTATTTATTATAAAAAAAGAGGTACATATAATCCTATAATGATAGGTAATGAATCACACCCTAAAAGAAATGTAAAGTATGGGGGTAAAAATGCATACTGGGGTGAAAAAGGTGTACATAAAGAAAATACATATGTAGAAAGCGAAGGTCATAAAGGTAGATATCCTACTACCTTTAAAAACTGGACTATTAGAAAAGATAAAACTGGTATTACTCGTACTGACGAACAGATAGATTATTTCATTAAAACATATACTAATGAACATGATACTATATTAGATATGACTTGTAATACTAATTATGTAGGTAAAAGGTGTGAATTATTAAACAGAAATTATATAGGTGTAGATTTAAATATTATTCAGTCATAGGTTTAGCGGCGAGATTCTGTGATACGAGAGACGATTGTGGAACGACGACTGCTTGAGTGGTGGTCTGTTGATCTGTTTTAGCTTGTGTTTTCTTTTCTTTATCTTCTAATATATCACCTATATCACTAAAAATACTTGCACCCACATTAACTATACCAGCTGCGAGTTCTAATTCTGGGGCTGCGAACGGTACAACCATACCAGCAGTTTCTAATACTCCACCAGTTATATTACCTATATTACCTACCTTCTGCTCCCAGTTATCTCCAGCGATACCTCCTTTAGATATATCTTCTGCGAGATCGAGTCCAGCCAGTCCTATAGCCGCTCCTTTCAATCCATAACGAGCTACTTTCTCCGCCGCTGATTCTCCTACTGCTTTACCGAGTGCTTCACCACCCTCTTCTATTTCGTCTTCAGCTTCTTCACCAGCACCAGCTAATTCTGTACCTTCTGGTGCATTAGTATCTCGTGCAGACGCTACACCAGACCACCGTGCTTTTAGTGGTGCTGATTTACTATATGCTGAACCTACTTGATAGATCCTCGCCGCCTTTTCACCAGCTTTAGTAATATCTTGTCCTACAGTAGCTTTAGCTTTCTCTCGTAAATCATTTAGAGTGTTATGGTAAGTAGTAGCCGCTAAATTATTATCTCTGGTGATAGCTGAATTAATATTCTGTGCTACAGCTGTAAAATTATTCGCTTGATTGATAGCGTCCATTATTTATAATATAAGAAATATAATATTCATGTGAACTAAAAAATTAAATAAATAATTTATCACCTTCACCTATTTTTTCTTCGAAGTTTAAGAATGCTTGTGCTGGATTCTCACTTAATTTTAAATATAAAAATCTATACTTCTCCTCCATAACATAATCATACATTTTTCTAAAATTAGATTCTCCGTAATATTGTCCATATTCTTCTTCTATCTTTTCATATTCTTTATTTGATTGTTGTTTAAAAATAACTATATCAGTTGCATTACCTCTAATCATACCAGATACAGCCCTAAAGGATTGTGTAGTAAAACATAACATACCTATACCGTAGTGGCGAAACTTTGTACTTAAGAATGATACATAATTACTTTTTTTAAAATCTTTAGTTAATATATCGTCTAAAAATAATGCTATAGTAGGTCTGGTAGCTTCGTCGTATTCTTGTTGTTTCGCCACTATTTCTTCAACAGTCCTATCTTTATACTGATCTTCACAGCGAAAATATTTCTTTAGTATCTTACCTTTAGGATCTGCATTAAGGGTATTACTAATGAAAATTACTTCGTCGAATCTATCTTTATATAGTTCTGGTGAACATGCGAGGTTAACGAGTAGATTTGTCTTACCTTGTTTTACAGAACCGACTATCAATAATAATGACGGTGGTGAAGGTAGGTTTTCATGTAAGTCCATAAACTTTTCATTAGGGTCTGGATCTTTAACCTTATATATTTTAGGTGCTTTCTTCTCCATTATATATTATATTATATATAATAGATTTTTAAAAATAATCTAATTTTATTTAAAAAGTCGCTGATTAAATGTTAATTTCTTAAGGATTTATTTTAAAAAGTGTCCACTTTTTTAAAACCCAGAATAGTTAGAATAATTATTAAAATTATTTCGAGGATTCATGGCTCTCCCTAATTTTCTCTGCATTTCATTTTTTCTTTTATCTTCTTCTTTCTCTTTCTCTTTTTCTTTCTTTCGTTGTTTTCTTACAGCGTCATAACCCATAATAGCGTGTAATTGTAATTCTTCTATATCTTTTTTAGATAATTTAACATATTCACCGTGTTCAATATCATTCTGCATTTTAATCTCTTCTGCTATTGAAACTTTCTTTTTAGGTTGAGGTTTTACATATTCTTCTTCGTCGCTTTCTACCTCTTGTTTTAATTTCTGTACCCTTTTAATCTGTTTCTTCTTAACTAATTCTTTTTCTTGTTTTTCTAAATCTTTCATATTTTTCTTTTCTTGTGCTTTAGCCCTTCTTACCGCTAATGCTTTCTCACGAGCTAATTTAAGTTTCGCTTTATGTTCTTCACTCATGGGTTTACGAGTTCTTTTAGGTTTTTCTTTTTTAGGTATATTAGTAAATATTTCTTCTTCATTAATTTTAGATTCTTCATGTACCTCTTCAGTAATTTCTACTTCTACTTCACTTTCACCTTCACCTTCTTCTTCATATATAAACTGTGGGTTAGATTCACCAGTTTCTAAATCTTCTTCTGGGTTATAATCCATTTTAACTTTAGGTATGAAATCCAGTCCTTTATTAGAAATATTAGGTTTTCTTTCTAAATCCATTCTTTATAATATAATAAACATTTTATTTAATTTCTATTATTTTCTAAAAATTATTATATTTTTCTAATCTCTAATAACAACTTCTTCAACTTTCTTCTTTATTCCTTTTCTTACTTCACTATCTAATAGTTTTACTCCTCTGGGTCTAATATGTAAACATATAATAGTTTTACCCACTAAACATTCTGCTAATTGTTCATTATCATATACGATATCTAAATCGAATGCATTTACATTTAATTCTTCTGCATTATTAAGAGCCACATATAATCTTTCATATGGTTCGAAGTATAACCCACCAGTTTCAGCACCGCTATTATCGAAGCGAGGTAAGTGTGCGAGGATTTTAGAATAAGCATTACCTTTAGTACCTACAGCTGTATTATGGGTAAAATTATTTAACCGAATGAATAATGATTTAGGTGAAATAAGATCTGGTCTTTTAATACTCTCGAACTTGAACGATTCTTGATCTGGTTTCGCTGGGGTTAGTTCTGGTTTATTTTCAATAAATCTACCGTCGAATCCTAACAACCTCGCCGCCGATAACTCCCTTGTATATTCTGGTAGATATGTATGTGCTTCAGCAGTTAGTAATACCATATTATAACCCTCCATACAGAAATTAGCATTCGTACTCATGTAAGAATATACTGTGGTATCAGTAGCATTCATATTATTCCATATACGATTTTCTAAAAGTTTACCCCACCTATCATACTGATCTGTAGCGATTAAATGGGTACTTAATTGTGCATAAGGATTCGTGCAGTCCCACGACGATATATGATCGTACACATGACGCTCCATAACTTCTAAAATATCACCATTCTTTTTTAGATAAACTTTACCATATAAAGTTCGTTGTAAGTCGCTAACTGGTGTAAATAATTGTTGTTTAGTTGACGCTGGTATAGAAGGTAGATCTACTAATGGAGTATATGCAGCCCCCTTTACCATAAATGCAGAAACAACTTCATTAGAGATTTTAAATGATACAGCAGTATAACCACCAGCATTAGTGTCTATATTATACGGTACACCACCTTTAAAGGTAGGATTATTAGCGTGGTAATAATCTACTTCTCTCATAATGAGATTCTGGCTATCTTTACCCATAGCTCGTGGGTTTCTATCACTATCTACGCACGACTGAAATACTCGTAGATCGTCGCCTACTCTACATACCACGAAGTCGTAAAATTGTTTAGAATAACTCCACCCTATATTACCTTGACCTTTACCAGCATTAATATCATAATAAGGTGGTGAAGTACACTTAAACGATCCGCTGGGGTTAAATTGTTTATCATTCTTTCTGCATAAACCTATACACCACCTACTCGTACCGCTTGACGCTTGTTGAAAATCTACCTCGAAACTCATATCGTCTTTAGTTGGATCCATGCTAAAACTTACTGGTCTATCACCTAACAACGCACACGCACCACGAGTAGAAGTTGGATCTGTGCATTCGAACTCTTGATCAGCGTTGTCCCATGTAAACTGTGTGTCTATGAGTTCACTAATTAAACCTTCAGTATTAGGGGTTTCAGCTGGAAAATTAGGAAGAACTGAAGAATGATCTGGTTTCTGGTGGATATCTATTTCATATCCTACGAAATTACCAGAGGCGTCATATTTAGGTTCTACCTTACTATCTGGGTGAAGATTAGGATTAGAAGTAGGAGAAGAAATATTAACAACGAATAAAGGATTCATTAACATTTTACCTAATGATCTTGTTAATTCGTCTGCGACTTGTTTAGGGGTATATTCTTGAAATGTTGAAGTTTCTACTATAGAGTGAGCGACTGGTACATTAGTACCTTCTTCAATAAATCCTATATCAGTTTTACCTACATGATTATTAGCTATAGGGTTGATAGCTACATTTTGACCGAAATAGAGAGCCAGTTTAGAATTAAAAGCGTTAAGTGAATATAAACCATTCTTATTAATCTTAACACTCTCTACTGCTACTTCACTATCCTTCTCTATTTTCATAGTATCAGTTAAACGATTCGTATAAGAATATGGTTTAAAAATATTAGAGGTTTCTGGTCTATCGTCGAGATCTTGATTACTTGTAATAATGTAGCTCATTTTATATTTATAGTATATATCTTTTTTTTAAGAAAAGAATAATAAAAAAAAAATATATGCATATTCTATATAATGTACCGTAATAAGAAGAAAGCGAAGAAAAGTTCTAAAGCGAGAGTTTTTGAACACGCTATCGTATCAGCGTCTAAAAAAGAAAAAGTACCACACATGAAAGATATATTCGAAGTATCTAATATATCTAAAAAGAATAAAAAAAAAGTAAAAAAGTAAATCAGTAATTTAAAAAAAGTGGACACTAATTTAGAATATTTATAGGTATTATTCTTAAAAAGTGTCCACTATTTCATTTTTTATAATCTATAATAATGTTCATTTATTCGTCGTCGTCCAGAATTGCATATCCATTTAATTTATTATCTTTCTTTCTACTGAACTCTACTAATGTATCGTGATAATCTATTATCGCTTTATTTACAGAATATACTGTAATCTTTTTATAATCGTTTACTTCTTTATCTTTTACTATTTTCTTTTTTACATTACCATTTTCGTCATATTGTTTTACATTTTTTCTTTTAGATTCGATAATATCTTTACCGAATACTTTTTCGTATACATGAGATAAAGTTAAACTATATTGTTGTAATCTTTCTTCATTAGTAAGTTCTTTACTGTATGTTTTAAAATGATTATCATAATTTCTATCATATTCTACTAAATTATACATTTTTCTTAATTCAGCTTCTCTTTCTGCAGTAGGTAAATGTTTTACATTAATATCCATAGGAGTTTCATTATCAGTTAATTCATTTCTTAACTCTGTTAAAAACATTAAATAACTTCTTCTACTGGTAGCTTTATTCATATTCCAGTCCTTAAGATCTTCTAATTCTTTTTCATATTTCATGTAATCTCTTACTACCTCCATTTTACTTACCCAGTTATCACCTTTTACTTCTTTCTCTTCTTCTATCTTATGTAATGCATTCGTTATGAAAAAATCCTTAATATTTAAATGTTCTTTTACTTTATAATTATCAATAAATATCTCTTTATAATCGTCTATTTTATCTTCTGGTACTTTTAATATTTCATTCGTTCTCTTTACATAATCAGCTTTAGAATCGAAGTTTTCTAATTTAATTTCTTTATTTTCTTTTAATTGTTTTAATCTATTTTTACCTTTCTTTACCTTTTTATATTCTGCATTAAATATAATACCTCTATCTCTAATAATCTTTAAAAAGTGAGCGAACTTATTAGTATTATGTGCGTCTTTACAATATCTATAGTGAACTAATAAATTAATATAATCCTCACTTTCTTTACCCATACACCAGTTATTTTTTACAATATTCATATCTTTTTCTAATAGATATTCTTTACAATCTTCTACAGAAGTGAAATGATAATCTGCTACGGTCTTTTTATCGAAGTAAAAATATAAATGATTTATATTTCTACACCTCGCTATCTGTTGAACCATAGCATTAGGAGAAATAGTATGCTCACGATATATGCAGTAAACATTACGCTTCATACTACTATCAATACCATAAATAACTTTAGGACTATAGATAATCTTATCATGTGAATCGAAATCTGGTAGTTCAGTTGTTTCGCTGGTAATTAATACTGCAGAAGGATCATTTAATTCATTATAAATAATTTCTGCTTCTGTTTTACTATCACAACAACATAAGAACTTATCTTCATGTTTAATCTTATTAATGAAATGGTCTCTTTCATTTAATTCTGTGGCTCGTACACCTTTATTATGTTTATATTTATTCTTAATAAATCTATATTCAATACCGAATATTTTTAATAATGCTAATGAAGTATCACAGATATCAGCGTCCGTCATTATGATCTGTTTACAGTTAGTTAATAATTCTTTTAATGTATAAAATACTTCTATTCTTTTATTTTCTAATGTAGGTGAAGTAATAAGATATTCTACTAATGAATTAAACTCGTCCAGATATACTACGAAATCATTATAAAAACCATAATATAAACCTTTATTTAATTTAGCTATACTATCTATCTGCACTACTAAACTATCTTCTTCTTCTAAATCTCTACCTTCTACATTCTGGTAGAATAAACAATCTGCACTATTTTCATTAAATATATTATATTGTTCTTGTCCTAATGAGATACGAGAAACTAATGAAATAAACTTATGTTTTTCACCTTTAATATAATGATAGAAACTCGTTGTTTTACCAGTACCAGTATCGCTTTTAACTACGATATTTTCATACTTATCTAAAACACCGAACTCCTCACCTCCAGTATGATACTGATTAATGAAATCATATCCTAATTTAGTTTTATCTATGAACTCGTCTGGTTTACTGGTGTGTGTATCTACCTCCTTAAACATAGTATACTGAAGCATATTTTCACTACCATTATAAGCCGATTGATTAAATACATTCCATAAACATTTTAATTCTTTATGATCCTTAATACCATTCCAGTTAATAACATTTTTATTATGATCATAATTAGATTCTGCATTCTTCTTCGAGTATTTATCCCATAACTTAAAAGTATCTATTTTACATGAAGGGGTTTCGTCTAACATTTTCATAGCTGTAGTAAATATTAACCAGTTAGAATAATCTGTGAAATATGATTTAGGTAATCCAGCGATAACTAATTCTAATTCTTTTTCTTTAAAAGAATATGTATACTGGGTTAGATCACACCCATAACTAATTTCTTCTTCTTCTTCTACTTCTTCATTCTTAATAACAATCTTTTTAGGTTTTTTAGTATATTGTTTTTTAGTACCCTTTTTCTTTAGGACTTCTTCTTTAATCCATTCTTTTAAATCTTCTGGTACTTCAATAGGTTCAGTATCTTTTTCTAATGAATATTTATTCTCATATGGATCAGCACCGCAGTAAGAAAATGGTGCGACTACATATCCACCGTCGCTACGAATATCTGTACCGAGATAATCATTAGTCGTCTGTGTGCATTCTTTATCATATTTAAAATATAAATGATAACCTCCACTCTGGGTTTTAACGGTTAATGTATTTAGATTAAAAAAATAATCTTTACCGAACTTCTTAATAAAGGGGTGATCCTTAAACTTAATAGGTTGTTTTTTACCTTCTATCTTAAGTTTCATGTCTAAATCTAAAACGAAAATATTATTAATTTTACCAGTAGGTATAGCTTTATTAGGATAAGAAATATTACCACGAAGAGTAGAATGCACTAAACCCTCGCTATCTGGTTTAATACCTTTACCATGAGGAGATTTTAACTGCGGATTTTTAGTTCGTCCTAATAAATCGAACTGATAATATTTCATATATGTAGACATTAGATTATTTTTTGATTCAACGGATTTCATATTTTCACTCATACTTTTTCTATACTTTAACATATATAATAATTCTTTAAATATATACGCATTAATAAAAAAAGTGGACACTTTTTAAGAATATTTTTAGTGATTATTCTTAAAAATAGTCCATAAAAAAGAACTTAAGTATTCTAAAAGATTTTGTTTAATTTTTCCGCTAATCCAGAAATAATGAAAATATTAAATCTTCTGGTATTCTATATCTATCTAATTGAGTGGTAGTATTATTATCGCCTCTACCTTGTGCTTCTAATTTATGTTTCGCTCGTCTTATCCTTTCAGTATTACCGCAGTTAGTAGTGTGTATACTATCTACCATATTACCACACGAACCAGAACCGTCGCATACTTTAGGTATAAAATCTTTTTTATTAGTCCAGATACGAGTTCTCTTTCTATAACCCCAGTCGCTATACATACAATAATCTACAACATAATTAGGTAAATCTATCATGTGTTTACGATCTTTCATTTTAGAAGAAGCTGGATTTTCTATAAACCAGTAAGTAGGATTAAAATATTCTATAATTTCTAATGCTTTTAATACTAATTTATCGTCTGCAGCCATTTCTTCTTCTTGAACTTCTTTAGTATATAATTTACCTTTTCTCATTCTATTTATCCAGCAGTTCTGTAATGTGCTATAATTCGTGCACGGAGGAGAAGCCCACACTATACTAAAATGATCTTTAGGATATTGTTTATAATCGAAATCTAAAACATTTACTTTATGTGTAGCTTCATGTATTAAATCTACAGAAACTACACCCCACCCCAGTTGATCACAGCATTTACCTACTGATCCAGTACCACTAAATAATTCTAAAACATTCATTATAATATATAATATATATTTTTTTTAATTTAATTCGTCTTGATACATTATATTAAACATATTTCTTAAACAGTTAATAATATCACCACTTAACTCGAACTGCATTTTAAACTCTTCAGTAAAGAACATTTCTTTATCTGCTGTATTATGTTTATGAGCGATCTGTATTAAACATTTATGTATTTCAGTCATAACTACATTATCAGTATAACCAGTTAATAATTGTCTACCTTCTGCGAGTGTTGAATCCGCATATTTAGGACTATTATTAAACCATTCTTTAGTAAACATTAAACTATTTTCATGTATCTTTGTTTTATCGTCTCCGCAGTTGAAACCTCTAATAGCGAAATCTCTTAATGCATAAGTTATAATTAACTGATTCGATCCTACACACCCACAGTTATTTTCTTTTAATGTATCATAACTATATGTAATATATGTATCTAAATATAATTCGTCGTCGTCCATATTAACTATAATATCGTGGCTGGATTGATTCACCATTCTATTTCGTTTTGATCCTAATGTACACTTAAAATGTTCTCTATAATTATATGTGTACTTAAGTTTCATAGGTGCTAATCTTTGTCTTACTTTTTCTTCTACTTCTTTATTGGCGAAGAATGGTATAGTACCGTCGTCGTCTATCACTACCTCTATTAAATCGTGCGGATAAGATTGTCTCTCGAGGTTATTAACCACCAGAGGTAAAAAATTAGGTCGATTACATGTGGGGATATTGATAGATATATGCGGTTTTTTAATCATTTGTTCTTCGTCTTCGTCTCTGTGCATTAAGAAGTCGTCTACTTCACCTTCAGTAAAATATTCTGGATTTACATAATCACATTTCTCTAATTTACCAGCTACCATTATTTATACTATATATTAGAAAAAAAAATTAGAAAAATAACCACCCTTTCGTTATTTCTCTTTCTTTAACTTCGTTTTTAATATCTATTGATTTAATATGTTGAATCAGTTGAACTTTGATATATGAAATATCACTTCTTATAGAACCTACTTCATGTACTAACTCCTTAATTTCGTCAGCCGCTTTTACTAACTCCTTCATTTCGTCGGCGACTTTTTCGATAGGTTTTTTTTCAGTATCCATATACTATAAATAATATATTCTTAATAATAATATAATTATAAAAAATGAATGATAGTAATAGTGAAAGAACTGGATTCGATCTATGGACTCCTAACGATTATAGTAATTTTATTACTATAAGTGCAGCCGCTATCGGTAGTACCCTTTTAGTAATATTTAAATCTCGCTGTAAAAATATTAAAGTATGTTTCGGTTTATTAGAATGCATACGAGAAGTTAAGAGTGATAGTGAAGAAGAAAATGAAGAACAACAACCACCACCATTAATACCACCAGCACCAGCTAATAATGATCCTCCTAATCCATAATTATTTTCTCATACCTACAACTAATTTAATATCATTACCTTTAATTTTCTTCATTCTATAAGTATCTGGATTAAATAATTTAGGATCTAACTGTCTATATCTATAAAGAGTTTCAGTAGTATCTACTTTCTTAACTTTAAAACCATTCTCTTTTAACCATTTTTCAGCTTTAGGTTTAGTATATTTAGATTTAAGAAATAGTACACTCTGCGTCGTCATTCCTTTAGGTTTAGGTTTAGGTTTAGGTTTAGGTTTCTCTTTTTTAGAATATTTAGGAGGCATAATATTTAATCTATATTATATAATAATATCATGTATGTAGAAATTAAAAAAAGTAAAAATAAGGGTAAAAAACTGACTGCAGTTTTTTATGACGATAATAAGAAGAAACTTAAAACTATTCATTTCGGTTCGGCTGGTATGAGTGATTATACGATTCATAAAGATAAAGAAAGAAAGAAAAGATATTTAGATCGTCATAAGAAAAGAGAAAACTGGACTATACCTATGACTGCTGGTTCTTTAAGTCGCTGGATATTATGGGATAAACCAGATTTAAAAAAATCTATAAATGCATACATGAAAAGATTTAAGTTAAAAAAATATTAATTATTTTTTTCACATTTTTTAATTCTAAAATATATATTATATTATATAGTATAAAATGTCTTACTGGAGAAATGACGAATTAGAAAGTATTAAGCAGACGCAGACGGCTATTCCTTCGACGAATGGATTACAATATCAAGGGGGAGATCGTATGGATTTTACTATTCCTCCTACTGTACAACTATTCGACGGTAAAAGTTCATATCTAAACTTCGATATTCAATTAAGCGGCGATACTGATACTGGTAATTCAACTCGTCTCGTTCTGGACGGAGTATGTGGTGGGCAGATTTTACTGAAAAATGTGAGAATCTATGGTAATAATGTACTCCTCGAGGAGATTTCTGGCTATAATGTTAAGGTTAATGTGCAGTACTGGTATGACGCTGACGCTTCATTAAGAAGTTTAAGGGCGATTAAAGAAGGTTGTTTAATTCCTACTGTTAATAATCGTGGTGATCAAGGAGGTAGTATTCCAGTTATGGTAGATACTGTTTCATGTCCTTATTATATAGTTAAAGATCAAGACCCTAATATTGACGACTGGGATAACGACGACGATTTCCTCCAGACGAAACTTTCACTACCATTACATACTGGGATTTTCGCAGATTCATTCCACGCTTTTCCTAATTTCTTATTCTCTAATGGATTAAAGATAGAAATAGACCTCGAGGACGAAGGTAAGGTTCTTAAACAGTTAGAGAGTGTTAATCGTAATCGTCGTGTCCACATGAATCCTATTTATCAATCACTTATAGGTGGAGCTGGTGCTGACTGGGACGCTGACGGTACTGCGAGTGATTCTGTTTATTTAGGATTCGCTAATAATATGAATCTGGTTAAAAATGTTCCTTTCGTTGTAGGTGAACGAGTTAACTTCTGCACTATTACGAATCCTTTAGTTTCTGTGGCTCACCTACAGAAAGGCGGTGTTTATGCTCAACCTATTATAGATCGTATTGAAGTTGATAATGCAGTTGTTCCACCTCGTATTAAAATTACATTCGACGATACTTATACTAATCCAGCGGCGTCTCCAACAGATATCGTATCTGGTGAAGCGTGTATGTATTCTGCGGCTATTGATACACAAACACCAGCACCCTCTCTTCACGCAGCTACAACTAACTACGACTGTGATTTCACACTCTCTAATGCAGAACTCGTGGTTCAACATATAGAACTCTCTAAATCAGCTCAAGATAGTATGATTAGTGATATGCGTAATGACGGAGCTTTAGAACTGGATATCCATACATGTACTAACTATAAACATTCTACACTCGCTAATAATCGTCAGCTTACAATCAATCTACCTATTTCTAATACTAAAGCGAAATCTATGGTTATTGTTCCGTGCGACTCAACTGTGTACAACGACGCCCAGTTAGTCGGTGGTATAGGTACATATGAGATCCGTAAGGATTTCGTGCGACTCGACGATACTGGAGTTAATATGGATATTAAATCACATTCATTCCAGAGTGGCTATTCTGGGATTATGGATTTCCTCACTTCTTATCAGTTCAATATCGACGATAAACTCGTACCGAGCCGACCGATTAATGTAGGAGATATGAACTGGGGTCGTACCGTTCAAGCACAGCACCTTATAGAAGTAGAAAAAGCACTCAATCAAGCAAGAATCGTACCTCGTTCGTTTAGAGGATTCGTAGATAATTTCGTTATCGCTCGTGCATTCGCTCTCTATGACGGAGTCGCTGATTTAAGAAATAGAACTAACCAGATTCAGTTAGCATATGAAGAAACTACTGATACAGACGACCCCAGAACTCCAGAGAAGAATAAATTATTTAACTGCTTCGTCTACCATATTAGAACCATTACAGTTAAAGGTGAAAGTGTTTCTGTTCAATTGTAAAAAATAGTGGACACTTTTTAAGAATATTTTAGTGATTATTCTAAATAATAGTCCATTAATTTAATATATTTTTTATGCGTTATTATTTAAAAAATTATTATATATGTATATATATATAAAATGGATAATGAAAAGATCGTGAAGATTTTAAAAGCATATGAGCAGAAACGAGATCGTGAAAAACAATATTATCAAGAGGTAAAGAAACATGACGAAGAGTTTATTAAGAAAAATCGTGAGAGAGCTAAAATGCATTATGAAGTGAATAAAGATAAACGAAAAGAAAAATATGATAAAAATAAAGAATTAAACCAGATTAAGAGTTTATACAGATATTATAAGAAGAAAGATAAGATAGAAGATTTTAAAGAAAAACACCCAGAAAAGTATACTACCTTATTAAATAGTACCCAGAAAACTTTTATAGAGAATTAATAATCTATTTTTTTAACTATTCTTTTTTATTTATTATTATATATTAAATAATATAATATGACCTCATATGTAGATACGCAATTAATAGAATGCACACGAGCGAGTAGTGAACAAGTAAAAATAGGTGGAGAAGGTGAAGACGATACCAGTTCATTATTTACAAATAAATTAGGTGATTCAATTGTATTGAATGCTGGTGATAGAGTATCAGTTGAAAGAACATTCATAAATGGTCTGGGTTCTGGTAATGCAGAAACGATACAATTTAAAGGAGGATTCATAAAACAGAAAGTAAATAAAGTAATTAAATATACTGCTATGGGTTATTTAAATAAAAATGATAATCCAGCAGTAGAACCATATAGATTAGGATTATTTAATGAAATAACTTCAATAGAGTTCGAAGAAGAGATCACAGATTTAAGAGATAATGAAGCTAATTTCGTCATGGGTTATTTTTTAAACTGTGGTGATAAACCTAATTATATACAATTACCACGCAGATATCCAGCGGTAAATAGTAGTAATCCAGCATTAGTTTCTAATATCGTAGGTACATATACTTCTAAAGACGGTTCAGTTATGGGGGGCTGTGAGTATAGTGTTCAAGAAGAGAACTATGTAAGAAGCGACTGGGCGTGGAGAGTAGGAGATAAAGTAGGTGCTGTAGAAAAAGATTTATTAAAACAGAGAGTAGATAATTCGAGGTATGCTTTATATGTAAGAGATCACGCTTATTATGACGCTACTATAGACGGTGCTGATACATATATAAACAGCAGAGATATAGAAGATAGATTAAGAGTCATGTGTTATCCTTACCAGAAATATAGAGAAAAGAAAACATTAACGGTACAGAAAGGATTTAATACACCAGAAAGCGTAGCAACTCAATTAACTAAACAGTTAAATAAAACGAATGCACCAGATATTTTTAAAATTGTAAACGGCCCAGATACAGAGATCGTATTAACTGAAACAGTTGAAGGTAATTTATATAAACCTTTTAACTGTGCTTCTAATAATGAAATGAGTAAAGAAAATTATACAAAGTTTATAGATTTAGCATTAGCTATAGATAATGATATTTTAAATTATATTAACTCATTCTTTTTTATGGCGGTAAAGAGACCAGAAATCTATGACGCTGGGACTAAATTACCACAGAGATTAGAAGACGGTGATACTTTACCTAATGCTGACGGATTTAAATTAGTAGTAGATATACCATATGCAGATAGAAATACGAACGGACTGATAGTTCCAGATTTCGAATATACGAAAGAGAATCTTTTATTATTTAGAGATCTATTCGACGCTCAAGAACTATACCCTCAATTATGGGAGCGTGTACAACAGTTAGGAGATTATAGTGAATATAGTGGTGAAGCTGAAATTAATAATACTCGTTTCGTTCACATGAATTACTATGGAGATTCTAACCCAGTACCACCAGCTAATATAGTGCAGAGTTATTTAGGGTGTGAAAATAATGAAGCGGCGGTAGGTGTAAATAGGAGTAGTGGTGCTTTATTTATTGATTATATACCAGAAGATCACGATATTTATTATGATCCAGACGATATACCACCAGATACTTTAGTATATGGTTTCGCTAAATCATATTATCATGGCGGTAAGTGGTATTTAAGATTTAGAATACCAGATAGAAGTGATATAGGTATACCTACTAATTTCTTTAAAGAAAGAAATGGTGGTGTAAGACATATATACGCTGGTAGAAGGATAGGATATGACTGGTGTTCTACTGCATATGGATCACCTCTAATTATACCATATTCAGCTTACATGTATGAAAGTTATGAAGGTTCAGCTCCACCTACAGCTCCTCCACACGCAGTAGATAATAGACCTTCATTTAGAAGAAATATTTTAGAATATAATGGCGATCCTACAGTAGAAGGTGATTATACAGATATTATGAAGTATGCTACCCAGACATATATAGGTGCAAATAATCCTCTCTTCAATTATGATAGTGATTCGAATAGATTTCAATTAGGACAATTTCACACAGCAGAGAATATAGGTAATAACTTTAATGCTGGAGATCCTATAGGTACAACACCAGCAGAAGAAATACCCATTCTTATAGACGACGACGCCGCTAAAGTATGTTATAAAATAAATCCTCGTATACAGCCATTCGGTTATTCACCTACATTTTTACCGTATGATCTGGATAAAGAAATGAGGTATGTATATCCTAACTTTCCACCTACAGCTAAAAACATTCGTCCTATAGCACAAGCTAATAGAAATATAGAAGCATTCGCTATATTCGACCAGAACAGCGGAGTATTTATAGAAGATACTGGAGTGAATGAATTAGAATGGGGTAAATCTTTCTGGGGTATATTAGGATTTTCATATAATCAATTCAACGCAGAACTTTCACCTACTAATGTATTAAATTATCGTGTAGGTGCAGAAAACTTATTAAGTTTAAGATATCCTACTACTAACTGCGAAGTAGAAACAAGTGATACGAAATCATTTATTACTAATGAATATGGTGCGAGTCAGTTTACTACGCAGATACCTTTACCCATGAGTGTTAGGAGTTATACTTCTGTAGCTGCAGCTACTTTAGAGGACGGTATTAATTTATTTCCATTTATAGCCCAGTTAACACAATCAGTTTTAATATCTGCAAAAGATTTACCTAAAAGTATGTTAAATCCATTTTATACTATAAGAAGTGATCTTATATCACAGACGAAATATTTAGGTGGTGCTGATAGTGGTATTAAAATGCCTATTATATCTGTAGTAGATAGATATGGTGCTGAAGGAGATTATTACTTCGGTACACCCAGCGATATATCTTTTACAATAACTAAACAAACACATATCAGCGATATTACTACAAGTATACATGATCCAGACGGATCATATGCATTATTGAATGAAAATAGTGGTATTATATATAAGGTAGAAAAAGCAAAGGATTTACCTATAGGTATTTCTTCACAGATATTAGAAGATATGAAAAAAAAAGAAAAATAAATAATTATAAATAAAATCTTTTCTATAATTATAAATAATGGCGAAGAAGAAAGTTAAGAAGGTTGTAGCTGAACCAGAACCAGAACCAGAACCAGAAGTCGTAGCAGAACCAGAACCAGAACCAGAAGTAGAATATAGAACTACTGCTAAAGGTCGTAAGAAAGTTAAAAAGGTTCGTGTGGTTGAACCAGAACCTTTCGAATGGTTAGAACCTACTGTTAGTGATAAAGAATTAGAAGAGATAGAAATGTATGCAGATAAATATACTCCAGAAGATATAGGTGTGGAGTTTATGATTCAGTTAGTAGCACGAGGTAGTACAGTAGCTACTGCTAAAAAGAAATGGAGAGATATTCATAAAGGTATACATGACGATACAGATTTTATTAATGTTATGAAAAAAGAATAAATATATTATCTATATTAATATATGGATAAAGAACATTTAGATAATATAGAAAAAATAATTCATTTACTCGACGATCAACCAGAATTAAAAAAGAGTATGTTATATTTTTTTATAAGGTATAATGATATGAAAAAGGAGATAACTGATTTCGTGAATGCAGAACCTTATAGTAGTGATAGTGCAGAATCTAATGAAGAAGAATTAGAGTTCGAAGTAGACGAGAATGGCTTTCATAAATTAAAATAATCTATTTAAATACATATAATCTAATATTTTACCTATATTATTACCTAAAATAAGGTAATAATCTTAAATAATGCTGTTTTTACCACTTAAAGCAGTAATAATTTTAAAATTAATGTCTCTTTAAGTGCTAAAATGGGTATAATAATGGATTATTACTATAAAATACTATATATAATAGGTATAATAATGGATTATAGGTATAATAAAGGATTATTCTTCTTTCTTTACATAACTATTTAATGCAACTGATTTAGAATGTCCCATTACTTTATTATCTTTCTCCAGTTCTTCTTTCATGTCTCCATATTTAGAACTTAAATAAATCTTTCTTAACATAGTTGTACTAATAGCTTTACCCATATATTTTTTACTCGTCTTTATTAATAACTGTGTTAATGCATTACGAGTTAATGGATTACCAGTAGAAGTTTTAAATAGAATACCCATACCATTTACCTTAAGATAATATCTTAATAGTTTCTGTAAATCTTTATCTATATCGATTCTTAACTCTTCATATTTTCGTGCAGTTTTATATTTATTCAATACGAAGAACATATTACTTTTTTCGAGAACTAAATAATTATTCTCCTTCTTTTCTTTTTCACTTAATTTATTATATGCTCTTTTAGTTATTGTACTCATACCAGCGAGATCATTACGCATAGGTAATTTTCTATAGATAGAAAATATAGTGTACACTTGAAGTAATGCTTTTTCTTTTTTATTTAATTCTTTCTTCTTCTTTAATTTCATGTCTCTCATTTCATTCTCCATAGTATTTAACATTTTATCTACTTCTTCTATATCTGTAAAGTTAGCTTTCTGTTTATCGCTAATTACACCAGAATTATTTTGTTCAGTATACTTATCATTTAATTCGTCTCTAACCTTACCATAAGATTCTACTAACTTATCTAATTTACTATCTTCTTTATTTACTGATCTAAAGGAGTTTAATAATACTATAATAGCGTTGTAATGATTTCGCTGACTGGTAAAATGTAATTCTTTTATTTTCTCCTTTACTTCTTCTGGTTTACTTAAGAATGAAAAATCATTAGTATCGAATAATTTTCTTAACTTATTAAGATTCGTAAGATATTGTTTTAGGGTACTATCTTTAATAGTAGGTCTCGCTTTCTTAATCACTTCAGCTGGATCAGTTATATCAATCTTCATTATTTATATAATAAAGGTAGATTATAAAAATAGAATTAATTTAATTAAAAAAATGTAGAATTATTGATTATCTTTTTTATAGATCTGTTTTCTGCATACCGCACATTCATTTATTTTACTTAAACATGAAGAACAATATTTATGACCACATGAACTAAACTTCATATTCTCTTTATTTAATTCTTCATAACATATAGGACATTCTATAGTTTTCTTCAACTGTGCATATAAATCTTTTATTTCACTTTCTACGAAATCTGGTAATACTTCTTTTACTGATTCATTTTCTATCATATCATTAATCGTTTTCATGTATCCTATATGTAATCCGTGATTTAAATGTTCACTCGCATAAAACATAGCCCACCCTACTTTAGATTTTCTTATTAGATTCTCATATTGTCGTCTATTCATAGTTATTGTTTCACTCATTATTCTTTTTATATTATAACATATAAAAAAAACTTTTAAATAGAACATAAAAATAGTGGACACTTTTTTAGAATAATCACTAAAATATTCTAAATAATAGTCCATAAAATTAAGGACGATATTTTTTCTGCTTATAATATTTATTAAACTTTATTTTCTTTTTCTTCTTTTTACGCTTTCTTATAATCCATATGCATATTCTACAGCACCAGAGATTAATAATCATTATAAAAGAATACATATAATTATTTCATTAGACGAAATAACAATCCAGACGCCCATTTTCGAGAGTAGCTATTTTCTTAAGAGCGATCCATACGAAAAGGGTACTATCATTCGCACCAGTAATATTATTCGTATAATTTAATGTAATACCTTGATTATTAACTCTTTCTCCTCTCTCGAACTTAAACGATTGATAACAGATTTTACCACCTAAATCCGTATCTTGTTCGATACCTTGAATCGTGTTTTCAGTAATAGCAGAAAAGTTTTTCATAGTATACATACCTTTAGGAACATTAACATTAGAACCTAAACCTTCAGCTCTGCTGGTCTCATGAAAGATTGTAGATAGATTATCTAAATCACTCGTATAGATATCTCTATCATTATATCTTACATTTATACTCATTTCTCGTGTAGCACTCGTAGGGGCTTGAGAGAAATACTGATTAGTTAAGAGTCCTTGTCCACCGTCGTCGCCAGAAAGTTCAGTATCAGCACAGCATACAATAACTTTATCTACCATTCGCCCAGCACCTCCTACATTCTGGTCGAAACCACCAGTAAAGAAAGCGGCGTCGCCAGTCCTACGAGTGCACCGATAATCCACATAACCGAACTGTAGTTTACTACCTTTACCTCTACGGTATTTCTCCATAGTTTCTCCGTCGTAATAGATAGTATCATAAATCAGTTTTACTCCGTCTGGGTCTAATTCGAAATCTCCAGATAAGTCAGCGTCGTCGTCTCCAGATAATCTTACTTGTTCACTATCATTCGTAGAAAGTTCTATATGGACTTCGTCGTCTATCATGTAAAGGGGTAAATTATTACCATTAAATAGATCGAATAAATCTCCTAAATAGATAGAATATGTAGAGGGGTCTTCTGGTCTCGCTCTATCAACAATAGCGAAAGGTAGTAATGTAAAATCTTTATCTCCACCTCCGTCTTCGTCGTCTGTTTCAACATTTCTACCAGTATTAAGACCTACTGTACCACTAACTACGCTGGGGGTAGATCCAGTAGAATACTGGGGTAAATAATTAAACATACGAGAAGTAAGGTAATATTCTCTTTCGAGGTTATTTTCTGGAGTTAAAAATAAACTTCTGTATCCTTGTAATCTCGCCCATTCGTCCGTTTCACAGAGGGTTCTATTACCACACTTAAGCACAGCTCTCTTAATAACAGAGTTCATACCTACAGTAAGGGGAGGGAAATACATACCAGCACTATCTTCGTCCACTTTTAGCTGTAGCTGAACTTTACTCTGGTGAGATAAGAAACCTTTTTTCTGCAGAGTAAATCTAACGAAATCGTCAGTATTTACAACTGGATCGAGAATATCAGTTTCTATTCTCATTTCATAATTAAAAGGAATCTCACTCGCTTTAGCGAGTTCTGGGGTATCGTCGTCTTCTCTAACCGCTTGTGCAGAACTTACCATATCAGTAGACATATTTATACTCTTTAATATATATATATTTTTATTAATAATATTTTTAAAAAAATAAGTTATATAAAAAATATAAGATAATATAAATGAGTGTACCTTTTCTAATTACTCGAATGCTTATAGATATAATGGTTCAGCCCCCAGATCCTTATGACGATCATGGGTGTTGTATCTCATGTGGCTATCAATATTGTAAAGAATTAAATGCGTGTGTAAGAGTATGGGAAACATTCTGCGAAAGTTTACAGAATGGACATTAATAAATGCGTTAATTATTCTATAATTTTTTTCTAAACTATAGTATAAAATGAATAATATAAAACAGAAGGATTTAAAAACTGGAGCTAAAGGTGAAGAAGAAGTTTATGCATATTTAAGTAATCTATTTAGTGGATTAAAAAGGACTAAAGATAATGTAAATTACGGTAAATATTTTGAGTTCGATTATTATACTGACGAAATGTTTATAGAATTAAAGACGAGAAATATTACATTAAATCAATATCCTACATTAATGTTTGGTAAAAATAAGTTTCTTAAGGGAGAAGAATTACTAAAGGAGAATCCAGATTTAGATATTATTTATTTATTTAATCTTAAAGACGGATTATATTACTGGACGCATAACTCCTCTGCATATACTACTAAATATTCTGGTAGGTGTGATAGAGGTAAAAAAGAATATACTGAATGTATACATGTAGAAACTAAATACTTTAAGAAAATATAATTATAAACTTACCTTTTTTTACTTTTAATTTCTGTTCTTCAATCCATATTAATTTTTCTTCTTTTGATTTTCTACCTCTCTTTTTACCAGAATAAACCTTATCATAAAATAATGGTTTATAATAAGGTTCTTTCATATTTGTATTACTTAAAGAAAATTAATCGAAACTAACAACGAACTTACCTCGTTTCATTTTAAGATTATATAACTGCGTCTTCTTTACTATCTTATTATTATTTAATTCTTTCTGTATTCTAACTGGTATGATAGCGTTTACATGATCTATCTTAAACATACATTCATTATATAAATTACACGCTCTTCTTACTGTAGGTAAAAACCCATATGCAGAAATATATACTGTATCGCTGTGTGCAGAATCTATACTATTATAAAATGAATTATCTAAATTATAACCATTTTTAGCGAACTGAATAATTCTTTTAGCTTTTAACATTATATCTTTCTTTTTTTCTATTGATATTTTTTCATTATAATTAGGTTTATTTAAGTGATTAATTAGATCACCGATACTTTTTATATTATAAGAATTATCTTCATTTATCTTAATATTCTTGTTCATTAAATCACGGATCTTTAAAGTTAATTCTCTTTTATTTAAATTACAATTTAAATCATATCCTAACTCTTTAAACAATTCACGAAGATTCTTCTTACTATGCGTCTTATGAATATACATTTATACTATACATAATATTTTTATTTTCTCTTTTTCTTTTTTAAGTGTACCTTATCTATTTTATATGCTTTGGATTTAGGATTTATACTCGCATATACCCTCGCCATAGCCCACATTTCAGCTGATTTAACTTGAGGTCTTACTGATTTTGGATTTGTTTTATATGCACCTATACCTTTCGAATATATTGTTTTTAATCCTTTCATTTCATAACCAGATAATTTACTAATCTCTTTTAATGAATTAGATTGATTTAATGGTTGTTTATGTTTTTTATTAAACTGCTGTTTATATGTAGGCATTATTATATACTATTATATATAATAATGATAGACATGATAATAATTAAAATGTTAATATTTATGTTAAGATTCACTAATATTTTTTACGAAATAACTTCAATACCATTCTTATTGTATGAAAGAGTTTGTTTCGCTTTAACGAAGAGGTATGCAGAAGTAGGGTTAGCGTCGTCGAGTTCAGTATCCATTTGTAGTGTGAACGCTTCACTACGGAAATCTACTCCGTCGCTATCTAAAATATCGTATAGGACACCTACGCCATATGTAGCAGATCCTTCTGGGATTGTAGAGTAAGAAGCTGGAAGACCAGTAAAACTACGGTTAGTATTATTAGGAGAAATAGAACACCTACGGTGCATATGTTCTGGGATAAGTGAAGAGGTAAAATATTTGTGGACTTGAGGATCAATATTAGAGCAGTCGTCGTCGAGATCTACATTAGTAGAAACTTGAAAATGATAGGGGAATCGTTCACCCATTTTTAGCACAGAAGT